CATACCGTAAATATTTACAGGACTACAAGCTTTGTCTGTGCTAATAAAACATACAGTTTTAATATTTAATAAATTGTGGAATGTCTCTATAGAATTCAACACATTTTGAGTCCCTAAAGCGTTAGTTGAAATACATTCATTAGTTTCGTACTCACATCTATCAATATGCTTTAAAGCTGCGGCAATTATGATAATTGTGGGTTGAATTCTCAATAATGTTTGTGTTATTTTATTTAAATCTCTGATATCTCCTATTACAAACTTCAAATTAGTATTTTTGGCATATTCTATACTCATTTTCCAATGTTTACATTCATCTCTAGAATAAATATATATTATGTTATTTTTTAGATATCTATCAACTAATTTATGTCCTAAAGATCCTGTTCCTCCTATTATTAAGATCTTTTCATTTTCCATTTAATATACATATATTATTTTTATATTCAAACTCTGGATAGACGATTTTCTTATAACACTAAAACTAAACAGTGAGTATAATTTATATTTAAACAGATATAAATTATTTACTAAATGGATATACCTATTAAATGTATTGTTTATAAAAAGGATACAAATAGGTTAAACAATATTTATAAAAATATACACCCCAACATACCTAATTTGGAAATTATTTCAGCTGTAGATGGAAAAACTAACGAATTAGAATATAAATTAGAACATAGAACCATCAATGACCAGTATTTAAAAATCTGTAGGAGAGGTATGTTGGCCTGTATGTTATCTCATATTCAGGTATGGGAATCCATTATTTCTGAAAATTTATCTGAATGTATTATACTTGAAGATGATATTAGTATTAGTCCTGACTTTTTACAACAATTTAATCTAATCTATAAAGAATTACCCAAAGATTATGATTTTTTATATTTGTTTGTTCATCCTGATTGTAAGAAAGAAAACAAATCGAAATACACCTATATAGTCAATGGTTATAAAACATATGGGACTTTGGGTTATCTTATTACTCAGGATACTGCTATGGAATTAATTAAATTATTTAAAGATAAAATCTCAACAACCTTGGATGATTCAATCTCCTGGTATTTAGAACATTACAAGAAGAACTATTATTGTGTAAAGAATAACCTGGTCCATAATAAAGGTACTCTTTATTTTCATAGAAAGGATAAGACAGAATATGGAAGTGTTATTTCTCAGACAGGTGTATATGCAAAAACTAAACCTATTTTAGATTATTATATAGATGAAGGAGATTGGTTATTTTATCCTAATTGTGATTCGAAAGATGGAGATAAATATTTTAATAATGATATGACTATTAAAAAATTAAAAGAATATTATATTCAAGATAGAGATATTGTGGGTTTTAATGATTTAGGATATATCAAAAATTCATTAAAACCTAAACAAGAATGGATTTTTGTAAAAAGTTTTTTCGATGGTTTATATATTAAGAAATCAGCAAGAGCAGTCTATGAAGATGTTAAGCCAGCTATACTATTAACCGGTGGTTGTGGATTTATAGGATCTCATACAAGCGTTGAATTATTAAAAACGGGTCAATATGAATTAGTCATTATTGATGATTTATCTAATTCCTCTAATATAGTTGAAACTATAAAAGATATATGTAGATTAGATGGGGTTACTCCTAAAATCTTCTTTTATCAGATAGATATAACCGATAAAAATAAGTTTAAGAGGATATTTAGGAATCATCCTAATATAGAGGCTGTTATACATTTTGCGGCATTAAAAGCTGTAGGAGAATCGGTATCTTATCCATTAAAATATTACAGAAATAATATTATGGGTCTTATTAATTTATTAGAACTCATGAAAGAGTCTAAAGTTGATAAAATAATCTTCTCATCATCAGCAACCGTATATGGGGAACCTTCAGAACTCCCCCTAACTGAAAATGCTAAAATCAATACGCTTAACCCCTATGGTAGAACTAAATTATATGCTGAAGAAATATTAAAGGATGTGAGTGTATCTGATAAGATTAAAGTGATATGTTTAAGATATTTTAATCCTGTGGGGGCTCATTCATCCGGATTAATAGGTGAAAATCCTAAAGGTATTCCTAATAATTTATTTCCATACATATTAGATGTTATTAAAGGGAAAAGAGAACAATTAAATATCTTTGGAGGAGATTACGATACCGAAGATGGTACAGGAGTTAGAGATTATATTCATGTTATGGATTTAGCTAAAGGTCATATATCTGCTTTGGAATATTTATATGAGATGGATGAAGATTATGATATTTTTAATTTAGGTACAGGAGAAGGATATTCTGTCTTAAATATAATCAATAAATTTTCAGAAATTTATGGAAAAGATATCAAATATGAAATTGTAGAGAGAAGAGAAGGAGATTCTGCAATGGTTTATGCTGATCCCAGTAAATCCCATCAGAAATTAGGGTGGAAAGCTGAAAAGAATCTTGATCAGATGATAAGAGATTCCTTAAGATTCAATAGATTAATTTAATTATTATTTAATTATAAATGATAATTAGAGAGATACAGATGAAAGATATAGATCAATGTTTGAATTTGTTATCTCAATTAACTATTGTGGGTGATATAGAAAATCATGAAGATATATTAAACCAAATTAAACAACAGAATATTACAATTTATGTGATTGAAGATAATAATTCTATTTTAGGTATCTCCTCTATATTAATAGAACAAAAATTCATTCATAATGGAGGGAGAGTGGGTCATATAGAGGATGTGGTTGTAAATAAGAAGAGTAGAGGTTTAGGTGTAGGTAAAATGTTAATTGAAAAATGTGTAGAAAAGGCTAAACAAGAAGGTTGTTATAAAGTTATATTAGACTGTGATAGGAAAAATGTAGGATTTTATGTGAAATGTGGTTTTCACGAAAAAGGTGTTTGTATGAGATTAGATTTATAAAATATTTAATATAAAAATATATGTGTGGTATATTTTCATATATAGGAACTAAAGAATCATATAAATATCTTTTAGAAGGTTTGATTATACTTCAGAATAGAGGATACGATTCTGTAGGAATAACAACGATCAGAGATAATCAATTCATTACAAGTAAATATGCCAGTCAGGAAACAACTTCCGATGCGATTAAAAGTTTAGAAGATAATATTGAGAAACATAAAGGTGCTTATATAGGAATTTCACATACACGCTGGGCAACTCATGGACCTAAAACGGTGAAGAATTGTCATCCACATTTTGACAATACTCAAAGATTTTGTATTGTTCATAATGGGATTATAGAAAATTATTTAGAATTAAGAGAATTTTTGTTAGAACAGAATATAAATTGTAAAACAGATACGGATACAGAAGTTATCGTTCAATTAATTGGTTATTTTAGTCATACACATGATTTTATTACATCCGTAAACAAAACAATAGAAAAATTAGAAGGAACCTGGGGCTTAGTTATTTTAGATATTCAGAACCCAGATACTATTTTGGTAACTAGAAGAGGATCTCCCATGTTAATTGGTATAGGTAAAGATGATTATTATATTTCTTCCGAAGTTGCAGCTTTTCAAAGACATACAACCCATTATATTAGTCTTTATAATGATGAAATTGTAACTATTAAAGGTAAAAGAATATATATAGACTCCAATAGTTTAACAGATAGATTACAAGTTTCACAAAATAATGAAACAATCTTATTACGACCTGATCCTTATCCCCATTGGACTATAAGAGAAATAAAAGAGCAGGAATACACTATCACCAAAGCACTTAATAATGGAGGACGTATTTATAATGATCATTCTGTTGTTTTGGGTGGTTTAAATAAAAATAAATCATTACTCTTGTCAATTAGAGATCTAATCATTATAGGTTGTGGGACTTCCAAAAATGCAGGTGAATATGTATCTAATATATTTAGAAAAATATCAGGATTTAACACTGTTCAGGTTATAGATGCATCTGAATTCAATGCAGATTATATCCGTGAAGGAGTTGGTGTTTTAGCTCTATCTCAATCGGGAGAAACTCAAGATGTAATTCGTTGTTTGAACCTATTACCAGATGATATACCTATGTTTTCTGTAATCAATAAAGTTGATTCGCAAATAGCTAGAATGACTAATTGTGGGGTCTATTTAAATGCGGGGAGAGAAGTTGCAGTCGCATCCACAAAAGCATTTACCTCATGTGTAGTTGTTTTATTTCTGATCGCTGTTTGGTTCGCCCAGAATAGAAATATACAACCTATAATACGAACGGATATTATTAAAGAATTAAATAAAACATCCTTATTAGTTAGTAATATATTAAATAATGATATGAGGAAAATAGATCAGACAGTAAATTACATAAATCAACATGAACGTATATTTGTTTTAGGAAAAGGGTTAGGATTGAGTATTGCTGAGGAGGGGGCTTTAAAAATAAAAGAGATAACTTATTTACACGCGGAAGCTTATCCTGGAGGAAGTCTAAAACACGGACCTTTCGCACTTATTAGCAAAGGTATTCCTATTATATTTATTCTAACGAACGATACCAATAGATCCTATATGGAATCTACAATTAATGAGGTTAGGTCTAGAGGAGGATATGTAATTACCATTACAGATATACCTGATCATAATTTATCTGATATCTGTATAAAAATACCTAATAATGGATTACTGACTAATATGTTAGCTGTTATTATTTTTCAATTGATAGCATATAAATTATCCATAAAGAGAAGAATAGATCCGGATAAACCTAAACATTTAGCTAAAGTTGTAACAGTTATATAAAAATATATTATAATAAAATGGGATTGTCGTTATTTACACAAGAAGAAATCTCTAAACTTTATTATGATAATATAGAGAAAAAAGATACAGTTATATTTATCCCACCTATAACAGGTGGGCAGATTATTCAGGTATATGATGCAAATACATTGATTATAGCGACTAAAATACCTCAAATATCTAATAAACTTTATAGGTTTACTATTGATCTTAAAGATGTTGAGGTGCCTAGTATAAGATCTAAGGATGCAAGAGAAAGGGAGGCCGCTCAGTTTTTAAAAGAACTATTAATACAGAATTATTTATATAGAAATGTAACTATTAGTAATTTAATTTCTGTAAATAATAGATTGAAAGCAGATATATATGATAATAATATTCATATCAATACCTGGGTATCAAGAAAATTGAGTTACTTATCATATTAAATTCGATAATTTAATATGAATATTAATTATGCCAGAAAGTCCGGAATTAAGAATTCAAATGGATTTATTAAAAGGTTTTATAGGTAAAACAATTATAGGTATGAATCATAATGAAAAATCAAAATTCAACAAACATAAGATTAAAGGTTTACATTTGATTAAATTACCAGTTAAATTAAATAATATATTCTGTAGAGGTAAAACTATAATTTTTGAAGGATTAACCAGACAAAATAAAACTATATATATGGTATCTCAGTTAGGAATGACTGGTAAATGGTATTGGAGTAAAGAGGGCAAATTAAAACCTGCCAAACATTCTGATTTCTGGATTGACTTTGGTAGACCTTCTAAAAGTTTTAAAGGAAAATGGGTATTACAATATAGACTATATTTTAATGATATGAGACATTTTGGCAATTTTAATATATATGATAAAGATACAATAGATGAGGTTTGGAAAAAACATGGTCCTTGTTTATTAACTACAGCATTATATAATAAAGGTATAGATAAAAAATTAAACAATCAGCAAAAAATTATTACTAAAGAAAAATATATAGAAAAACTTTCCGATAAAAGATTAAAAAATAAGCAGATATGTGGATTTATGTTGGAGCAAAAATATTTCTCAGGTATAGGTAACTATTTAAGAGCAGAGATATTATATACGGCTAAAATAAGACCTGATAAATTATTGTCTCAATTATCTAATGACGAGAAAGAGAACTTATATAAATATAGTTTAGATGTTATCTTGAGAGCTTATTTAACTCAAGGCCCCCCAAATGGTTATATACCTGAAGGATCTTTTACTTTAAACTGTTATAATAGAGAATATGACCCATATGGTAATCCTGTTGTAAGACAGAGATTCAAAGATAATAGAACAATGCATTGGGTTCCAAAAATACAAAAATAAAATTTCTTTAAGGGTGGTTATCTATTTTAATTAAAGTAATATATCTATATACAAACGTTATTTTAGAGAAAATAACGTTTTTTACCATTTGTTTTACAGTACATTTTATGGTACCAGAAATAACATAATTTTTCTACTTTTTGAAAACTTTCCATTTTTCAATTTATATATCTTTTGTGTAATTTCTGAATTTCCTGAAGATCCTGTTGTGTATTTACTCCCATACATTCATCTTTAGAAGCTTCAATATAT